ATTACAGCCGTTCAAGCCCGCCAAGAAATTTTGGTGTGGTCGGATACCTCGCTGTATTCCATGCAGTACCTTGGGCCACCGTATGTGTGGGGCTTCCAGATCATGGGCTCCAACGTGTCCATCGTCTCGCCTAACGCTCGGGTGGTGGCAAACAACAACGTCTACTGGATGGGTGTTGACAAGTTCTACATGTATAACGGTACGGTTCAAACGCTGCCGAGTACCTTGCGTAAATACGTGTTTGAAAATATCAACATGCAGCAAGCGTTCCAGATTTTTGCTGGCTCCAACGAGGGCTTCAGTGAAGTCTGGTGGTATTACTGCTCGGCAAACTCGAACACCATCGACAGCTATGTGATCTACAACTACGTGGATAACACTTGGGCCTACGGCTCGATGGCTCGTACGGCTTGGACTTACAGCCCCCTGCGCGGATTGCCAGTGGCAACGGGGTATAGCAACGGTGGCACAACCAGCGGTAATCTGATTTACCATGAATCTGGAGTGGATGATGGAACAACTAACCCCGCTTCTCCTATCAATGCTTACATCCAATCATCCGACTTCGATATTGGTGATGGTGACAAGTATGGGTTTGCTTGGCGCATGATTCCTGACGTGTCGTTTGATGGCTCCAACGTGAATGATCCGTCCATGTACATGACCCTGCTGCCCCGTCAAAACCCCGGCGCTGCTTACAGCACGACTATTTATCCAGCCGTTACCAGTACGCAAGACTACACATCTGCGCCTTTCTACGGTACACAGCAGTTCACCCAACAGATCAATATTCGGGTACGCGGTCGTCAGATTGCAGCGGTGTTTGGCTCCAACACGCTAGGTACGCAGTGGCAGGTTGGTATTCCTCGGATGGACGTTAGACCAGATGGACGTAAAAGCTAGGAGTAAAAATGGCAAATGCAAACGTAACGCAGCCCCGACTGCAAAGTGCTCCCGCAGAATACGACCAAGCGTGGATGAACAACTTGGTCAGCCAATTGCGCCTGTATTTCACTCAGTTGGATAATAGTGGCCCTATGGTGGCTTCGTCCTCAAACATAGGGAAAACCAGCGTAAAGTCGGGTTTAACGTTTGCCCACCCCGATCCAAGCAACCCAAATAAATTCGTTTCCAGCTTGCCAACGCAGGCGGATTTGTCTAACCTACGCAGTGGGGACGTTTACTACGACACTTCTGCCAGCAACGTACTAAAGATGAAACCATGAGCTTACAAGCAATTGCCCAACAAATCGCCGCACAAGGGCGCGGTAATGATACCCAACTGGTACACATGTCTACCAAAGAAGTGGCTGGCCTTCAAGCCTTGGCCGCTCAACACGGCATGCAGCTTCCCCAAAACCCACGCACAGGTTTGATTGAAGCCAATTTCCTAGACTCGATTCTTCCCGCTGTGGCCGGTATTGGATTGATGGCTTTTGCGCCTGAATTGGCTCCGTTCCTTGGAGAAAGCGCCGCAGGTTTCTTGGGCACTTCTACTGGCGCTGGGTTGGCTGTTGGTGGCGCAGATGCTTTGGCGACCGGCAGTTTGAAGAAAGGCCTCATGGCCGGACTGGGTGCGTATGGTGGCGCGGAACTGGGCAGCGCTCTTGGTGCTGCTGGCTCAACTACCCCCGCTGTCACAGGTATTTCTGCGGCCCCCACTGTGGGCGCTCCTGCTGGCGCAAGCGCTGGGTTACAAAATGCTGGGGATGTTTTCCGCGCCGCGCAGGGGATTCCTACTACCGCCACGACTGCGGCGGAATCTGGTTTGCAAAATGCTGGGGATGTTTTCCGTGCGGCACAAGGCCTCCCCAGCGCTGCCCCGTCCGTAGCCCAAACAGTTGCCAGCTCTGGTATTACTACCACGCCCTCTGTGATTTCAGAAGCGCTGCCCGGTACGGCCACGCCTTCTCTCGGCAGCATGGGTAAAGGTCTGGCTAGCTTGGGTAATGGTGGCGGCTCTACATTCATGGACACTCTGGGAAGCACAGGCCCGTTCAGCACGCCCGGATACAACCAGATGTTTAAAGCAGGGGCAACGCTTGCGCCTATTGTTGCGGATACTTCTGCAGCAGCTCCTAACAACGCCATTACAAATCTGCAAAATACCGTGCGCCCCTACACGTTTACGCGCACCCCCACCGCTGCCCCCGGCGCTCCCGGCGACGCATCTAAATCTTACTTCAACCAGTACTTCACTGCGCTTCCCACCTACGTGGCTGGCACAAATCAACCTTCGACGATCCCCACTTCGCAGCCTTTGGCTGGCGGCGGGTTGGCTAGTGGCTTTCCTCGTGGCGATACTCTGCACGGTACTATTGGCGGTTTGCGCGGCGTTGAGCGCTTGACTCGTATGGCAAGCGGCGGTATCTCGAACTTGGGCAGCTACTCTGATGGCGGTCAACTGCTTCGCGGCCCCGGAGACGGCGTGTCGGACAGTATCCCTGCCCAGATTGGTCAGCACCAACCAGCGCGTTTGGCCGAAGGTGAGTTTGTGGTTCCCGCCCGCATCGTGTCTGAACTTGGTAACGGCTCCACCAACGCTGGCGCTAAGCAACTGTACTCCATGATTGACCGCATCCAAGCTGGACGTAGGAAGACCGTGGGCGGCAAGCACGCTTACGCCGATGATACCAACGCCGCTGACCATTTGCCAGCATGAAGATTCAACACGTCCCATTAGAGTTCGTGCAACAGGTATGGCCCTCGGTTGAGGGCTTTATCGCATCTGCTAATGAGCACGGCGGGGATGACTACACGCTGGATCAAATTCGACTTTTAGTTGGTTCTGGGCAGTGGTTGCTCTTGGTGGCAAGCGACGATGAGAATAAAATCCACGGTGCAGCAACCGTGTTTTTTCAAAACTACCCAAATCACCGCGTTGCGTTTATTACGTTTATTGGTGGCAGACTGATTAGCAACCAAGAAACTTTTGCGCAAATGGCGGGTATTTTGAAAACACACGGAGCTACAAAGATTCAAGGCGCAGCTCGCGAAGCGATTGCTAGGCTGTGGAAGCGATACGGATTTACTGAACGCCACGTAATCGTGGAGACTAGGATTTAATATGAGTTACTCCCGCCGACAACTAGAAGCTTTTGGCGAACCGCTTGGCGATAGCGCTACACGAGTTAAGGTGGGCGGTCGTATCTATGGTGGCGGTGGCGGCGGTAATTCCACGCCTTCTTCCATGCAGACCACCAGCGGTGTGCTGGCTCCCTACGCCGCCCAGTACGGCCAACAGTTGCTTGGTCAAGTATCCGCACTGACAAGCCAAGGGTATACCCCATACCAAAGCGGTCAAGCACTGCCCAACGGCCAAGTGGCAGGCTTTCAACCTTTACAAAACCAATCCTTTGATGCCGCAGGCAACATGGGCGTAGCGCCTCAAGTCGGCACAGCCAGCACAATGGCCGCGCTTTCTGGTCAAGGCATGATGGGATCTGCCGGTAACGCCATGAACTACGGGCAAATGGGCGCAAACTACGGCGCTCAGGGCGCTAACATCGGTACTCAAGGTGGCGGTATTTACGGCCAAATGGGGGCCAACTACGGAGCCCAAGGCGCTAATATTGGTCAGCAAGCGACAAACTACGGTCAGAACGTAGCTGGGCAAGCAGCCAACCAAGCATACGGATACGGCGCTCAAGCTGCTGGCTTAGCCAATCAAGCCCAAGGATACGGTAACCAAGGCGCAAACTACGGCGCTCAGGCCGCGCAGCTCTCCAACACAGCTTTGGGCTACGGTCAAGGCGCGTCCAACATTGGTATGCAAGCCCAGCAACAAGCTCAAGGTTTGGGCCAAGGGATCAGTAACCAGTCGCAAAACTATGCCGCGCAGCAAGCGCAGGCTGGGCAGAACTACGCCAACCAAGCGACTAACCCCGGTGCTGTTGGCGCGTACATGAACCCCTATCTGCAACAGTCTTTGGCTCCGCAGATGGCGTTGCTCCAGCAGCAACAAGGTCAACAACAAGCTGTCAACCAAGCCAAGGCTACTCAGTCCGGCGCGTTTGGCGGCAGTCGTGCAGGAGTTGAAGATGCACTACAAAATCAATCTAATCAGTTGGCCATGTCCAACCTTATCGGCCAAGGCTACAACACCGCCTATAATCAAGCTTTGCAAAACATGCAGTTTGGAACTACGGCAGGTATGCAAGGTCTTGCGGGCGCTCAATCGGGGCTTGCGGGAGCTGGGCTTGGTGGTGGCCAATTAGGTTTGTCGGGTGCTAACACTGCGCTTCAAGGTCAACAAGGCGCTTTGTCTGGAGTTGGTCAAGCCGGTTCTATGTACGGCCTCGGTATGCAGGGTGCGCAGTCTGGTCTGGCCGGGCTGAACGCAGCCAACCAAGCTTATCAAACAGGTCTGTCTGGTGTGGGCCAAGGCATCAACGCAGGTCAGCTAGGCATGTCTGGTTACAACACAGGCCTCACTGGAACAGCCCAAGGCATCTCTGGCGCTCAGGCTGGACTGCAAGGTGTTGGTCAGCAACTGGCCGGAACCGCACAAGGTATCTCTGGCGCACAAGCAGGTCTCCAAGGCGTGGCTGGCGCACAAAGTGGCTACAGCGGAGCCAATACATCTGCGGCCAACTTGGGCAACTTGGGTAATACTCAGTACCAACAACAGGTCGGCAACATTAATTTGCAGAACCAACTGGGCGCTCAACAGCAACAGTACCAACAAAACTTGGATACTACGGCTTACCAAAACTACCTCAACCAGATGCAGTTGCCGTACCAAAACGCCAGCTTCTTCTTGAACGCGGTGAACGGTCTGCCCACTGGCGGTCAGAACACAAGCATATACTCCAACCCATCACCTATTTCAATTGCCGCTGGTCTGGGTACAGCGGCTATTGGTGCGAGCAAACTCACAGGCAAAAAAGGTGGTGGCGTAGTTGTCGGCATGAAGCAAGGCGGTTTGGCCGCGCTGGCTGTTTCAAAAATAGCGTAAGGACGAATCATGGATACACAAAACCCCGCTATGGGCAATGCCCAGCCTAGCCCCGGTGTTACGCAGCAAGACATCTCTGGTCTTCGGGAAATGATGATGGGCATGTCATTGCCCCAGTTGCAGCAGTTTGCGCAGCAACACATGAACAATCCGAACGGCGGCATCATCGTCGGTATGGCCTCTCAGATTGCCAACGCCAAGAAGTCGGCGCAAGCTCCGCAACCGCCTCAAGGTTCTGTTGCTCAACAAGCTGTGGCAGGTATCGCGCCTCAACCGCAGGGTATGCCGCAGGGTATGCCGCAGGGTATGCCGCAGGGCGCACCCCAAAGAGCACAACCCATGCAAGCCCCCCAAATGCCTCAAACAGATTCTTTGGGTTTGCCTGAAGAGCGGGGCATTGGTATTTTGCCCGCTAAGAATCTTGAAAATTTAGCCAACGCCAAAGGCGGCATCATTGGTTACGCTGGTGGTGGCCGGATCCCCAGCTATGCTGGAAACACTAACGGCAGTTTTGTTTTTGGTTCCGACATTGAAGGTATTCCGTACACAAGCTCTTTGGAAGCGTCGCGTAGAAAAGCAATGGCGGCAGTTAATGCGGCGCCCACTGAGCAACAGATGACAGGGATGGGCTTTGCGCGTCCGACAATGGCTGACGACCCACGTGCTTTGGGTATACCGCCCAGCATCCCACAACAAACAACGATCAACAACGTACCGGCAAATAATCCTGCACCGGCCCCCACCGCCGGTGCACCGGCTGCGTCCCCGGCAGCTACCCCCGCTGCTACCCCCGCAGCAACACCTAACGCCAACGCCGGTATTGCTGGTTTGCCAAATGTGCAAAGCTTAATGAGTCAGTTGGGCCTCTCAAAACCCCAGTCGGTGGCAGATAACTTGGCGATGCTTAAACAGCAAGTGCCTAACCCAGAGACTGAGCACACAATGAGCCTTGGCGAAAACGTCCAAGAACTTAAAAAACAAGCGATTGCTATGGGCATTGACCCCGATAACAGCAAAGCATTTGAGCGCTTGGACAAGCTGGACGAAAAAGCACAAGAGTTGTTAGATAAAAAACAAGCCCTGTCTATTATCCAAGGCGGTCTGGGCATGATTAAATCTGGCAATCCTTTCATGGCTATTGCAGAAGGCGCGGGTCAAGGCGTGAAGTCTTACAGCGACGCGATGGATCAGGCACAACAAACACAAATGAAGTTGGCCGAGTCACGCATCAGCTTGGACAATGCCAAGAACGCCATGAACATGGGTCTGTTCAGCAAGGCTGTAGACAACCAAGAGAACGCACAAAAACGGAACTTGGAATACTTACAGAACTTGAACCACACTGCCGCTGCTATGACAACGGCGCAGGGACAAAACGCAGCCTTGCTCGCAGGTCACATGATTTCAGGCCAGTTTGGTTACGCCGGACAGCACGAAATGGCAGGTGCTATGGCTGACAGAGCTAACGCCATGATGTACGGTGCAGATGCCCGCGCAGGTGTGGGCGCTTCTGGTCAAGCCCAGCGCTATGAACAAATGTTGTTGAAGTCAATCAACAAACAAACCAATCAACCGTACACACCCCAAGAGGCACATGCGCTTGCACAAATGTATTACGGCGGTGGGCAGCAATTGCTTAGCGAAATCCCTACCGCTGGCGGCGGAAAAGTATTAAACTAACCTCTTATTTAAGCGCAGTCAGATCATCGCCCGTGGCGCAGGGCGAACCCTAACTCAAGAGCACAGACATGCCTTATATCCAATTGCCCGATGGTAACTATTTTAGAACTCAAGAGGGCATGGATTACCAGTCTGCGCTTCAAGCTGCCATGCAGCAGTTCCCTGAGTCGTTTGGGACACCAAAGCCGGAGCCTAAACCCATAGGCGGTTTGCGTGGTGAGTTAGGTGCAGCCACCGAACGCATGTTCGGGGACATTAGCACAGGCGCACAAGCGCTGTTTGGCAACGCTAATGAAGCCGCTCTTGAAGCCCAAAAGCGTGAAGAAGAGCTGGCTAAGAAGTACAAGACTGAATCCAGTCTTGAGAAAATTAAGAAAGCGTATAGCGAACCCGGTGGCGGTTTGCTTTCTGCCGCCACCACAGCTGTAGGGGAAATCCCTAGTACCATCGCATCGTTTGCTCCCGGCCTTGCCGAGATTGGCGCTCCCGGTCTTATTGGCGGCGCTATTGCTGGCCCTATTGGTGCTGGCGTGGGTGCGGGTATTGGCGCTGGTCTTACCTACTTACAGTCTTTGGGCTCCGGCGTATCGGCCCAAGCCGCCGAACAACAAAAACAAGGCGCTCCTGTTGACGTGAATGTTGGCAAAGCCGCTGCCTTTGCTGTCCCCGAAGCCGCGCTTAACTACGCCCACTTGCTGCCCATCGGTGCAAGTTACATGGGTAAGATGTTTGGCCCGCAGGTTGAAAAATTGCTTAGTCGTGGCATGACCAAAGAAGCCGAGCAAGCTGCGCAAGCTAAGCTGGCGGACGAAGGTTTTTGGAAAACACTGGGCCGTGGTACGGCAACCGGCGCAGCTTATGGCGTGCCTTCTATGGTGGCGCAAACTGCCCTTGAACGGGCACAGGCTGGGCAAGATTTATTCAGTGATGACGCTCTGGCCCAGTACGGCAGCGCTGCTACAACAGGTCTTTTAGGTTCACCGATCGGCGCATTGGGTTCTTTCTCTGAACGTGGCAAAGCACGTGAAGAAGTTGGTTTGCGCGAGCTTGAACAGACCGCTGCTGAACGCAAAGCCGAAGAAGCCCGCAAGCAAACGCCCGAATACGCGCTGGATATAGTCAACCAGTATGACGCTTTGGCGCAGCAAAAAGCCGACTTGCAAGCGCAGCTCATCAAAATTAAAAAAGATTCACCAACTTACGAAGCTGACAAAGCGGCAAATACGGAAGTCGGCAGACAGATAAAAGAAACAGTTACGCAGCTAAACGAACTGGCTCCTGAGTACAACAAACTCAAACCTATTGCGTTGGCTGAAACCGAGCGCCAACGTGTGGCGGCAATGAATCCGATGGACTACATGCTGGAGAACACTCCAGAAGTCAAAACTCGGGAACCCAGCACCGTACCCGCGCAACCAGAAGAGCCAGTGCCAGCGCCAGTTAATCCCGCGCAGCAGCATTTGGAAACACAGGTCAACGCAGCGCAAGCGCATCCACAACTTGGTTTAGCCGACTACGCTGACTGGGTTATGCAAAACCCCAAATTAGCTAAAGACATTGTTAGCCAGCAGTTGACACACCCTGACTTGTCAAAGACCGATAACAATTTGTTGTTGTCTGGCGTCAAGCTGCGGTTGAAACAACAAGAAACGGCGCAACAAAAAGCAGCTATTGACGTTCTCAAACAGCGCCAAGAAGATCTGCAAAACGCTACTACTAAACAAGACCAAGACAGATTGGCAATGCTCAAAGCTTCTCAGGAAGACTTAGAGGAACACAACGCCAAGAGCGAGTCCAACATGGACTTTTTGGATCCTTTGTTTGAGCAGGGTCTGAGCGGTAAAGAAGCTACTGTGGGTGTGCACCCCGATCTGAAACCTTCGGATACGGCTCCCCGCACACGCGCCAACATTGAACAAGCATTTGCCGATAACGATGTCAAGAAACTGGACACGATGGCTAAGCCCCCTTCTGCGGGTGAGCTAACAGCAGAACTGAAACACGGGCCTGCAACTCCTATTGGTGACAATGTGTACGCCAGTGAAGTTATCAAGGCTCGTCGCGCACAGGAAGCTGCTGTTGCCAAGATGGAGGATTCTCTGGAACGGCTGCGCGGTAACGACACATTAGGCAAAGAAGAAGGTGAGTTTGGCAAAGGTTTTGCCAGCGCCACTCCCGATGTTTTACGTGCACGTGCTGACCAAGGTCGAGCTGAGTATATTGCGGCTGCTTTGCGTGAAGCTGCAACACACCGCCGTGCCGAAGGCCGGTTGCCAATCACGTTGGACGAAGCAACCAAAGCCGCGTTGCAAATGCACGATAGCCTGTCCGAGTGGATCAACCGCGCTGAATCTACACCGTGGCACGAAAACCTGACCGAAGTTGAAACGGCTCCCGCCCAAATGCGCGGCACGAAACTTGTGCGCGGTGCAGAAACAGCCATGCGGGATGTGCGCCCCTTGGAGGAACGTCCGTTCGGTAACTACCGTGCTGCTGTAGAAAATATTAAAGATCAGGTTCGCGGCGTCCGTGAGAACCTCAGTACCCCAGCGCCCCAGATGCAACGCACAGGCGAGTTCCTGCGCATGCAAGGTAAAGAAGCCGAAGCTATGCGTGTAGCTGAAGCTCGTGGTGAGAACGCTAAAACTTTGTCTGGCGAACTGCGCCGTCGTACAGAATTTGTACGTCAAAAAATGTCCAAGATGGGGGCGATGCGCCCAGCTGCCCGCGATGCACTTAATGCCGCTGCCGATCTGATGGACGCAGGCAAAGCCACACGGCTTCTTTTGGATAAAGTTGAGCCGGTGGTAGATGCAATTGTTGCTAAGCGCGATGTCAAGCAAGTGGACATCCAAGCCATTAAAGACGCCATTCGTGCTACTGAAACCGTACCCCAAGAACAAAGAAGCTTGTTTAATGAAAGCGCAGATCGTGACCGCGCTGACCGTGAGATTGGCGTTATCCGTGCCAACTTTGCTAACTTTGAGAAAGCTCCTCCCGTAGTAAAAGCTCGCGCCGCAGTAGCAGCAGCTAAGGCAGCAACGGAAGCTGCCAACAAAGCAAACGAAAAAGCGCGTGTTGAACAAGAGGCACGTGCTAAAAAACGCATTGAGTCTTTGAAAGAAACAATTGAAGGCCAACGAGAAGACTTGCAAGAAGCCGTATATACAGCTCGCGAAGAAGTCCGCAACGCAGCCGAAGGCTTAAACACAAAAGAAGTTGAAGAAGCCCAGCGCAAACTTAATGAAGCTGACATTGAGTTGAAGAAAAGCATTTGGGAATCTTGGAAATCGGGCAATAAAGAAAGCGCTGCCGAATTAGAAAAGGCAGTCGCTGAAGCCAGAGAAACTTTTGAAAGCGCCGTTGCCCGGGCTAAAGCCGGTATGGAAGGCGCAGCCGTCAACGCGTTGGCGCACCAAGATAGTTTGGTCAAGTTTGAATTCAACAACCTAGCCAAGTTTGAAGCTGATCTGAACAAGGCGGTAGCTGAACGCGATGCTGCGCGTATCACACAAGCTCAAAAAGCAATTGTTGAGCAACGCCGTCGCACAGGGGAAGCAGAAGCAAGGCTGCGTGAATACCGCGAAGAGGTTGCCAACAATGCTCGGAAAGTTGAACAGCGCTTACTGGCCGGTAAAGACTTCAATGCAATCACGCGCATCAATGGCGAAGTTAAAGAGCGTTTGAATCGGCGTAATGAAAAGAATCAAGAACGCTACGACGCGGCTACCCGAGAAGCCGAAAGACTCGCCGCCGAAGAAAACCGTAACCGTGGTAAAGCAGGTTTGGCTCCCGGAGAAGAACCGCCCAAGAGCGTTGGTCGAGCGCTTGGCCCAGTCACACGCGAGCAGTCTGCGGCTCCCGGACAGTTCCGTACAGGCACAGAAGAAAGCGCTGCGGGGGCTGGCCGCACAGGTTTGTCTCAACGATTGTCCGAAGCACGGGGCGAAAAGCAACGCGACGTGCCGCTTAGCAAATCTGAGATGGAGTCGGCCAACGAGTTGGCGGCAAACTTGCGCAAAGAAACTGCCGAAGCCAATGCTGAAGCCGAGCGCTTGCGCAACATGACCCCCGCGCAAAAGAAGAAAGCAGCAAAAGAATTTGCGCAAGTCCAGAAAGAAACTGAAAAGCGTTTGAGGTCTAGCCGCGTAGCTTCCGCCATTGACGAGATGGATGAAGAGGATAGATTCAACACTCGATACAACGAAGCCGCACACACCGAACTTTCTGACAACATTAAGGACGCACTGCGTGACGGTCGGTTGCTGGATGCTTTGAAAGAACTAGCCAAGAACGGTTCCACCGCCCTGATCCGCAAGAACGCGGCTTTGCTCGTCAAGTACAACTTGCGCACGAAAGTGGGCGTCTGGGCAGGCTTGGATAAGCCAGCCTCGTATTTCCCTGAGCGCAACGGCATTGTGTTCCACCCCGAAGGCATGTCGGAAGAGAACTTAGTTCACGAAGCCAATCACGCGGCTTCTGCGCGGTTGATTGACGAGCCTATCCAAAACCTGACGCCATCACAACGCGAAGCTCGTGAAGGTTTGCAAAAACTCTTTGACCAAGTTAAAGACAACCCAGAACTCAAAGGCGAGTACGGTATCGAAGACTTGCATGAGTTCTCTTCTGAAGTGCAGTCCAATGCTGCTTTCCGCGCCGCGTTGGATAAGATCAATGTCGCTCCCAAGGTTAGCGCTTTGAAACAGTTTGGCCGTTGGTTGATGCAGTTGGTTGGCTTGTCCAAGCCGGAGACAACTTCGGACTTGGCTAGCCGCCACATTGAAAGCCTTTACGCTTCTTCCCGCGAGTTCAAGCGCGGTGAAAACTTACCCACAGCAAAACGACCTGAGTTACAAAACGCCGTTGCTTTAGCTAAACGCGCTATCGCTACCGACACGCCTGAGTCCAAGCGTGTTTACGCCGATGCTTTTGGCCGTAGCGGTATGGCTTTCATGGTCAAGCTAGTCGATCAGTACCACCCACTTGCAGTGGCGTCTAAGCTGATGGACTCGTTGGCTGGAACTCAAATGATGCACGATGTGCGCATGGTGGGCCAGCGCATGAATTTGTTGGGCCAAGTCGTTGGCCACGGCGCTATTGAACGTGTGGAAAAGACCCGCTCTGATGGGCGCAAAGAATGGCTGTACGAAGCCAAGAAGGGCGCTAACCTTGTCAACGTCAACAAGATTTTGGCCGGAGCCAACAAGCTGACCGGGGATTCCAAGGACACCGCTGCGCTGTTCTCCTTGTACAGCGTAGCCAAGCGTGCTGAGAGCGTTGGGCTTGACCGTTTGAACTACGACAAGGAAATCACAAAGGCGCAGCTTGACGGAGCTATGCGCGAAATTCGTTCTGTGCCGGGCTTAGAGCAAGTCTTTAAGAACGCACACGACGAGTACCAAGAGTTCAATAAGGACATGGTGAACTCCGCTGTTAAGCTGGGTTACTTGTCCAAGGCTACTGCCGCCAAGATGCTGGCTAACAAAGACTACGTTCCTTACTACCGTGAGAACGACAAGGGCGAAGTCGAAATGATGATGGGTAACGAGAAGATTACCCACATCGGCAATATTAAGAGCGAGCCTTACCTCCACCAACTTGTTGGCGGTAACAAGCGTATTCTAGACTTCAACACGGCAGCTGTGCGTAACGCCAACATGCTGCTGGAAATGGGTCTGCGTAACCAAGCCGCCAAGAGCGCGGCGTTTAACCTGCGCGACATTGGTATGGCCGATGTGCGCCGAGGTGACGGCCCTGCAAGCCCAACTACTTTCCGCTTCAAACTCGACGGCGAGAACTGGTACGCCAACGTCAAGGACAACAGCAAAGGTATCCCCGCTGACTTATTGGTCAAGGGCATGGAGGGTATCCCCGTTCAAACTAGCTCGTTGATGCACATGATGGGCGCTCCTAGCCGACTGCTGCGTCAGATGTTTGTGGCTAATCCAATCTCCGCTGGCCGGATTCTGTTCAAGGATACGTTGTCGTCCTACATGACTGCCGGTTCTAACTTTGACGGCATCAAAACCGCCCTGCGTAGCGTGGGAGATAACTTGATGGAACGGCGCGGCATCGCTGGCGGCGAAGTGTTCCAAGGCTTGCCTGACGACATGGCTAACATCCTGCGCGAAGTGCAATCGGGTAAACCCGGATGGGAGACTCTGCTGGCTAAAGCCCACGTGCTGCACGCCAAGGCTGACGCTATGACCCGCCAGATCCGCTACGAGAGCTACCTCAAGCAAGGTCTGTCCGAGATGGAAGCCAGCTACATGGCGCTGGAGTCCATGAACTTTACCAAGCGCGGCATCTCGCCAAGCGTGCACATCCTGAATACGCTCAACCCGTTCATCAACTCGCAGATTCAAGGTATCAACACCTTGGTACAAGCACTGCGCGGCAACATGCCGTTCAACGAAAAGCTGAAGATTCGCGAGAAGATCTTCCAACGCGGGATGATGGTGGCCGGATCTTCTATGTTGTACGCAGCCATGATGCAAGACAACAAGTCGTACCAAAGCGCAACGCCCGACCAGAAGTACAGCAACTGGTTTATTCCGCTCAACGAGTTTGGTATCCAAGAACCTTTGCGTGTGCCAATCCCGTTCGAAGCCGGTATGCTGTTCAAGTCCGTGCCCGAAGCGCTGGTCAACTACATCTACGGCAACGACAAAGACGCCGCAGAAGGTATGCGCATGGTGGTGTCTCGCATGATCCCAAGCGCCGACACGATGGGTATACCTCAAGCGTTGCGCCCCGGCATTGAAGCGGCTACCAACCACTCGTTCTACACAGGCAGAGAGCTGGAGTCCAAACATGAACAGACGCTTCAAGCTGGCTACCGCACCCGCGAAGGCACGAGCGCATTTGCTGAAAACTTAGGCAAAGAGTTGAACGTGTCTCCCATCATGATCGACCACCTGATCGGCGGCTACACAGGCACGCTGGGTCTGCAAGTCATGCAAATGGCAAGCTCTTTGGTGTTCGGTAAAGAGCGTGCTGCCGCTCCAACGCTGGCACAGCGCCCTGTTATCGGCTCAATGTTCCAGCCTGCCGATGCAAACGAAATCGTGAACCGCGCTTACGAAGTGGCCGATGACGTGGCTAAGGTGCACAATACCTACAAGGAACTGGTCGCCAAAGGGCGCGGTGACGAAGCTGCTGCATACCTCAACAAGAACGCCGAGGAATACAACAAGGCAATATCTGCGAACCAGTTCAAGTCCGGCATGCAAATTTATGCTGAGAGACAGAAGGCGATTATGCAGAGTAATCTGACACCGCAAGAAAAAGCTGACGAGTTGCGCAAACTCCAAGCAGGTAAAACAGAGTACGCCAAGAACACGATACTTCAAGGCTTGCGGTAAAACAGCACTCCGATACGCCCATCCTTAATCCCAACCCGCGCTTGCGGGTTGAAGATGCGTACCTCAAGGGCTTTGTTGAGACCCTCGACCCTTATGGGGTCGGGGTCAAGGCAGGGGACAAAAAACCCCTGCCCCCTCTCAACTTTTGCCCAAGGCCAGAGGATTCGTAAACTCTTCAACCTCGTTCTCCTTGCGGGATATCTTGATGACGTTCACCCGCATCGGTGGGCCGCTGGTCTTAGATAGCAAGTCCTTTTTGGGGACGTACGACACCATGAACTTGGACTCCAACTGCTTTTTGAGCGTGGAGTAGCCGAAGCTGTGGTGAGCGCAGTACGACTTGAGTAAGCGCTCCTCGATGTAGAAGTCCACGTAGCCAGCCGCCACACCGTGTTCGATGCGTCCCATGACCTCGCTGCGGGTAGTATGCTTGTCTATCGCGGTATCGGCTCCCAAGCTTGCGAGAACGCTTGCCTTCTCACCGTAGCGGATGATGACGAATTTACCGTAGTACTCCTGCACAAAGCCGTTGACAATATCCTCGGCGTCACGCTTACCGGCCTTCATTGCAGCGCGGCTGATTTCAATTACCTTGCGGCAGCTCTCCAGCAACGGCTCGACAGGTACGTCCACGATACCCGCATACTTGCGCCCGAAGTGAATAGCAGCGCTTGCCATGCAAGCGATACCAGCCATCCAAAAGCGCTCATCGTTGGGTGCATTGAAGTACTTGTACATGCGTGTGATGGTCTCAGGCACAAAGCTCGACAGTTCGTCCACACTGTTGACCATGTAACGTACCCACGCATCTCCGGCCACGGCGTAGTTCTTCTGGATTGACTTGATGATCTCCACCTCTTCGGCATTCCACTCAAGCTTCTCGTCCATGACCCACTCCAGCAAGCGGCGCAGTTCACCTTCCGAAGAGTGCTTGCGAGCGCCCGTCATGTAGTCAACCGCGTGGGTGTTGGATGAGAAGATCGCAACGGCTTGCCAAGTAGACAGGTTCAAACGCTCTTTGTTAGCGCCGGACTCCATGCGTTCCTTGCCTCGGCCTTCGCTGACCGTCATGGTCATGCCGGGGAACCACTCGAAATCTTCCCGAGCCTTGGTCGTAATTTCATCGCTGATGAACGGGCCGCTGTGCACCAGACCCAAGCGCTGCTGCATAGCCACAGGAGACGTGCCCGAGCCAGTGCGGTAGTGGATAGGGTGACCCCAGATGGAGGCCGCACCGTCCAGCGCCAAAGACTTACCAGTGCCTGACTCGGTTGAGCAGCAGTGCACAGTCAGACCGTACAGACCAGTAAAGCGCATCAGTGGTGAGCCAGCGCCCATGAAGATGACCGCCAAGTGATCCCACATTTCGCGAGCCACCAGCATCTTGATGAACTTAGCCCACGTGTCCAAACCGCCAGTGATCTGCGTGTTGCTCGTCAGGTTCTCCAGCCCCGGCATGGGGATGCGAACCGGCTCTTGATCGCGCTTGTACACCATGTTAGCGTGAACGAAGCTATCGTCTTTCTGCCAGCCGTAGTGCAGGGGCACTCGGATTGGTACGCGTTCGTCACTCATCTTAGCCACAGACGCACGCACATAGTCAGCCAAATTCTTATCGTTGCCTGAACCAAACGCAGACAGGATGTTCTGTGCAGCTAGTACCTTCACAGTCTCGTCCTTACTCACCAT